GCTCGCTCCCCCAGCCGCCGGGCCCCGGCGGGCCGTGTAGCCTGCGCCTGCGGGCAGGAGAGCAAGACTGTCTTCAGCTACGCTTAGCGTCACCCGTGACTCGGGCACCGTCACCCGCTGCTGCCACCGTGCGACGCTGACTGTCTGCCGTGTCGTTTCCCTCCGTGCGTGACTTTCCGCGGTGCTGCTTTCCCTTGTCGCTGTCTTCACTGAGCGACAGCTCACCGCTGACAGGGCAAGCAGCACGATGAGGACAGAGCTGGATAGCCTCGATAGCCCGCGAGAGGCGGTTGAGGGCACGGCGTGTCTTGTCGTTCTCGCCGCGGAGTTCTTCCATTTTCTCATAATTGATGCGGTTTTGTTTATGAAGCCCCACAAGTTCAGCACTGACCATGTCATACATCTGCTTGTAGGTGTCTTCCACTTTCTTCTTCTCTTCCACCGTTCTGAGGCGGCGGTTCGCAATCCAGGCAATGGCAGCACCGATACCGCCCGAAGGGATAGCCCATTGCAGGATTTGGAATATAGTCTCTGCCATTGTCGTTGGTTTTTATCGTTAAACTTGTCTGATGCCTATCGAGCGCAGCCAAGTTGGAACATCGAAACTCGGGCACGCCTTGCCGGGGTTCAGCTCATGATGTCCAACGATACGGATTTGCGGGAACCGCGCGTGGAAGTCCTCCACATAGCGTTTCAACGCTTCGCGCTGCGCCTCGGTGCGCGTATCCTTCGGCTTCCCGGCTTTGTCGCAGCCCCCCACATATACAATATGTCGGCTCACGCTGTTATAGCCTGCAGCACCGTTGGTCACTTCCCATGGATCAACATTAGCGTCCTCGTTGTTATTAACGAGTCGTTCCACGTGTCCGTCCAAGTGCACCATGTCTGTATAGCCTACCTGTTTCCAACCACGGCCTGCAGGAGGGGGCTCAGTGTGCCAGCGGCGTATTTCGTCCGCGCTCACCTCACGCCCCTCCGGGGTGGCCGTGCAGTGGATAACGAGATATTGTATTGACTTGCTCATTCAATTCTTACGATTAAGAAGCCTTGTATCCACTCATCATCACTACGCCGGCATCTTCCTTTTTGGGCATGCAGAGGAAGTAGTGGCGGAAGTTGATCTTGTTGCGCTGATACTCAGGGTCGGTTGCTGCCTCGCTGTAGTACATCTTCGTCGAGCCTGTCGCCTTGAAGACGCGCGGTGTGTAGAATGCGAACGAGCAGTTGAACTCGCCGTCCCCGGCAGCCACGCCCAGGTTCTTCTTCTTTCCTGCCTGTGTGTAGAGCGGCGTATTGGCATACTCATAGACATCGAAGCCATAGAGTTTGCCCACCTTACCCGTAGCGCGGTCGATATTGTACTGCTCGCGGAAGGTCTGACTGGCGAGCAGCAGGTCGTTTGCATGATCCGGACAGAGTACCAGTCGGCGGTTCTCAGCAGGAACCCCCAATTTATCCATTGCAGATTTCAATGCTACCACGTCGGCCATTGTCAGACGCAGACGCCCTGTCGTGGCATCACGTTCACCCGTGGTCTTCAGCACTGGGGTCTTAGCGGTATCCTGCTGTGCACAGAGGGCATGAGCGGCTTTTGTAAACTTAGAGTCGTTAATGGCATTACCATGTGATTCCTTCACGCGAGCCATCTTGTCGTAGGAAGCCGCATAGAGTTCATCGTCGGTGATAGGGGTCACCTTGGTCTGAAACTTATCCAACTTCACGGCGATATCCTTGTCGGACAAGGCCTGCGTTGGAATCGGATAGGTCGTGTTGTTGATAAGCACATCAGGGTCCACACCTACGTCTACCAAGTGAATGACGTCGTTGTTCACGATGCTGCTCTGGTCGGGAACGCCGTCCAGCCACGAGCCTTCCAACCCACCACGCAGCGATTTTACCAACTCGCCCGTCCACACTTCTGTAAAGACACCTGCACGCAGGGCATCCTTGGGCAGACATGCACCTACGGCAATGGCAATCACATTCAATGCCACCGCACCTATCCAGGGCGCAACGCCTACAGCTAAGGCTATCAAACCTCCTACAACCACATTGACCAGCAATGCAATCATTAATTTCATAACTAATCTCTTCATGTTACTCATTTTTTTACTTTTACTTTCTTACTTTTATTTCTTTGCCTTTCAAAGTTCGCATTTCATGCCGTACTCTGCCTCGTAGAGCTTCTTGTACTCCTCCACGTTCTCGGCACGCAGCTTCACAAGTTCGTCAGCCGGTACTTCACTGAGTTTCGTGTAGGTCTTTTCACTATCTGATACAGGGGCACTTCCATGATGCCCAAGCATTGAAGACAGCTTCACCTGTGGCTTCATAGCCTGCAAGGTGTTTTCCAACTCCTCGGTACCGATCTTCTTGCCCAGCTCCACAAACTGTTCCTTATGCTGCGCGTCAAGACGCTTTTCAGCGATAGCATTGTCAACCAACTGCGCAATACGCGCTTCTGTGAGCTTCTGTGCCTCCGCCTTTAAGGTGTCGTTTTCCTGCTGCACGGCCGTCAGCTGTGCCAGCTTCTCGTTAATCTCTTTCTCCGTTGCCGTTTCCGGCAGCCCCAACTGCAGGGCAATGACTTTCTGTTCCATGTCTTCTTGATTTTGATTGTTATTTTGATTGATAAGGGGGAGCCCGCAGGTTCCGTCCTTACTTAAAGTTATCCGCTTCCCGTCTTTTTCCAGTACGATTGCATCGTCATTGGCCCCCACATCGGCCACGCTCACCTCGATGAGGCGACTCTTCGTAATCGTCGGACGAGTCTGTCCGGGTACAAGCATTGTAGGGTCTTCGCTGGTCTCAATAATCTCAAGCCCTGCACTGACCATTCGAAGGCTGCCGAACTCGAACTGCTTCTGACAGCGCTCACTCTGTTCCGAAGCGCAGTCGAACATCAGTTCTCCCGTTATCTCATCATTCTCCACCTTCGGGTCTTTCACGTAGCCCACCACATTGCCGCGCTCATGCATATATAAAAGTACGGGGTTTCGCTTGTACTGTTCCACATCAATGCCTGCTGTCAGTACGCGAAAGCCGTAGCAGTTCAGGCTTTCATTAGAAATTCTTACTCTTTTTCCCATTGTTTTGTAAAATTTGATGCTGCAATATTACAAGTTAATCCACAGCAGAGCAAATAACAGTGCAAGCATTGCAGTATAGTATGCAAGCATTGCACACTTTCTTTTAAGTGTCAATATTTTAGACCAATTTTGCAGGCATAATTCAAACATTATTATAGCGAAATGACAAAAGAAACTGAAAAGAAAAAATCGCTCGCCCGGTCACTCTATCTCTCGGGAATGGAGCAGAATGAGATTGCCGAAAAGGTAGAAGTCTCGCGTATAACCATCTCAAGGTGGGTGAATAGCGAGGGGTGGAAGGAAGCGCGTGCCGCAAAGAATATCTCGCGTCCTGAATTAGTGAACAAACTCTTGCTCACCATTGACGGAATGATAGAGAATGTGAATAAATCGAATGATCCTACACTTGTCGGTTCATTAGCTGACAAGCTGTCCAAGCTCTCATCAACAATTGAGAAACTTGATAAGAAGGCAAATGTCATCGACGCTATAGAAGTGTTTATGGCATTTAACCGGTGGATACAGGACCAAGCCTCCTACGACCCGGAGATTACCCCCGAACTCATCAAGGCGATTAACAAGTATCAGAATAAGTTCCTCATGGAGCGTATGCAGAACCCGTCTACATTATAATACACAACAAGTATGGCTACGATTGCAGAACTCAAACAGATGCAGCTGGAGTGGCAGGAACACTGCCGGCAGATACAGAGCATCACAGACACGAAGAGCCTCGTCCGCGAGACGGCCGTTGAGAAAGAGCGGCGTATCCACAGACTGCAAAAGGACTATGCCGCCTTTTGCGAGTATTATTTCCCGCATTTCCTGCAACAGCGTGACAAAGTCACTGGTGAAGTCGTGCGCATCGTACACAATGCACCCTTTCACAATGCTGCTGCACTGAAAGTGAAGAACACGCCTAATTTAAAAGCGGTGTTTAAGTGGCCGCGTGGACACGCTAAGTCCACGCATATGGACATTTTTACACCGTTGTGGCTGATGTTCCAGCCTAAACGCCTGATTGACTTCATGGTCGTTGTCGGCAAGTCCGAGGACAGTGCAAACCGACTCCTTGGTGACATTCAGGCGGAGCTCCAATACAACAAGCGTATCATCGCCGATTATGGAAAACAGATGTCAATGGGCGACTGGACAGAAGGGGAGTTCACCACTAAGGACGGAGTGCATTTCCTGGCGTGTGGACGTGGGCAGTCACCGCGTGGTTTGAGAAAGCGTGAGTCACGCCCGGACTATATCGTCATCGACGACCTCGATGATGATGAACTTTGCCGTAACCCACGCCGCGTGCGCGAGATGACGGACTGGGTGAAGGAAGCCCTTTTCGGTGCACTTGACGTAGGCCGTGGACGCTTTATCATGGTGGGAAACCTTATCTCAAAGACCTCGGTACTGGCTGACATCTGCAAGACCAAAGGCGTACATGTGTCTGAGGTGAAGGCCGTCGACAGTGAAGGCAACCCTACATGGCGCGAAAAGTGGACAAAAGAGGAGGCCCGTACTTATGCTGAGTTCGTGGGCTACCGCGCATGGGAAAAGGAAATGATGCACAACCCCATCACTGAAGGTACGGTCTTCAAGCAGGAATGGATTAAATATGCCAAGCACCCGGCATGGCGCGACTTTGACGAACTCGTGCTCTACATAGACCCGTCATGGAAATCGAAGAAAACAAACGACACCAAGGCGGCAAAACTGTGGGGAAAGTATAAGTCACAGCTGTGGCACTTGCGGGCCTTTGTCAGGAAAGCATCTGTGGCAGAACTCGTACGCTGGTGCTACGACCTTTACGAGTGGAGTCTTGAAAAAAATATCCCTATCCGCTTCATGATGGAGGCCAGCTTCATGCAGGACATCATACTCGACGATTTCACTATCGAGGGCAATCTGCGCGGCTATCAGCTACCCATCACGGGTGATAAGCGCAAGAAGCCAGACAAATTCCAGCGTGTGGAAGCTATCAGCCCGCTATGGGAACGCGGTTTTGTCTATTATGACCTTTCGCAAAAGGATGACCCGGACATGCAGGCGGGCATTGCGCAGACGCTGGCCTTCGAAAAAGGTATGAGCGGCAATGACGATGCCCCCGACGCAGACGAAGGCGCAATCTGGCAGTTGCAGCGCACCACGCGGCAGGAGAGTTTTCAACCACAATTCAGCAAAAGACAAACCTCAAAAAACAGTTGGTAAAATGAAAAAATTAATCAAAGACATCATTTTCGCTTGGAAGTTCAAGCGTGCGGTCAGGAAAGCAGACTATCTGCGTCACATTACGCACCGCAAGTACATGATCATCGTAATCAAGGGAAGACTTGAGGTCATTTCCAAACAGGATATCAAAAAGTTCGTTGCCGGCGGAGTATTCAGAAAAGGAATGACCGCCGCCGACATCGAACGTAAAGCATTATATATAACATTGTAGCTTATGTTTGTAACAGATGAAGACTACCGGGTAGTAATCGGAGAAGCCGCTTTAAAAGTTGTTTCGCAGACATCGGCCGAGATACGGGCAGGTGCCGAGCGCGAGGCCATGGAGGAGATAGCAGGCTATCTGCGCCCTGTATACGACACCGAGGCAGCATTCAAAGCCGAAGGTGATAACCGTAACCGGCTCATCGTGATGTATGCCTGCGACATCGCCCTGTATCACATGACGGCCGCCATGCCGCAGAAGATGGGCAGTGAAATCCGAAAGGAACGCTATGAGCGGGCGATTAAATGGCTTGAGGGTGTACAGGCGGGAAAGATTATTCCCGCGCTTCCCGTGGCCACGGATGCCGACACGGGCGAACCTTCCGGGACGGGCGTAGTGTGGCATTCGCAGAACCCCCTCAGACACAACTGGTAATAACCCATTAAAGTAATTCCTATGAATATCAGAGATATTTTTTCCTCGCTTCGTGGCCGTGACAACGACCGCATACTCCGCACGCCTTACGGCACCTTCAACCTTGCCAAGGACGATGACAAGGCGCGCGTAAAACATGTCATCATGCAGCTGCAGCAGACTACCGATGCCCTCACGCGCAAGGATATCGCCGACTGGCGGCGTGCATGGCAGGCAGCTATCAACATTGACAATCCCAACCGCAGTCCGCTCTACGACATCTACCGCGACACCGATTTGGTAAACGCCCCCGATGAACGCTTGCTCATCAACGGCGCATGGCAAGACGGCATCATCCCGCCCGAATTGGAAAACCTT